ATGGCGTTCTCGCCCCGCTTCCCGCTCTACATCCCGTCCAAGAGCCGGGCGGCTATCGCGCTGACCCCGCGAGCCTTGGACCGCATGGGCGTGCCCTACCGGCTGGTCGTGGAAGAGCAGCAGCTCGCGGAGTACGCGGAGCACTTCCCGCCCGAGAAGCTGCTGGTGCTGGACCCCACCTACCAACGCGACTACGACACGTTCGATGACCTCGGCGACACCAAGAGCAAGGGACCGGGACCGGCGCGCAACTTCATCTGGGACCACTCCATCGCGGAGGGCCACGCGTGGCATTGGGTGATGGACGACAACATAAGTCTCTTCTCGCGCCTCCACCGCAATCAGCGCATCCCGGTCGGGGACGGGACCTGCTTCTACGCGATGGAAGACTTCTGCCTGCGCTACGAGAACATCGCGATGGCGGGACCCAACTACTGGATGTTCGTGACCTCCCGCAACCCGCACCCGCCGTTCACCGTGGGGACGCGGATTTACTCGTGCAACCTCATCCGTAACGACGTGCCCTTCCGCTGGCGCGGGCGCTACAACGAGGACACCGACCTCAGCCTGCGGATGCTCAAGGCGGGCTGGCAGACGGTCCAGTTCAACGCCTTCCAGCAGTGGAAGGAGACGACCCAGAAGCTGCGGGGCGGCAACAGCGAGGCGTTTTACGACCACGAGGGGACGCTGCCCAAGAGCCAGATGCTGGCCGACATGCACCCGGACGTGGCCCGCGTCGTGTGGCGCTTCGGGCGCTGGCATCACCACGTGGACTACAGCCGCTTCAAGCGGATGCCGCTCATCAAGCGCAGCGACTACGTTTCTCCGGCCGCCAACCCGTACCGCTTCCGCCTGGAAGAGACGACGGGCTGGCACCGGGGCAAGCCTGCGGAGGCGTCCCGTGGGGCGTAGGCCGGCAGCTATCGACCTGGAGGCGCTGGAGAAGCTGGCCGCCATGCTCTGTACGCACGAGGAGGCGGCGGGCTACTTCGATATCGCCCGGGAGACGTTCACGCGCAAGCTGCGGCAGAAGCGCTACCGGGACGTGTGGGAGCGCGGCCAGCAGAAGGGGCGCATCAGTATCCGGCGCAAGCAGTTCCAGAAGAACACCGACGCCATGCTCATCTGGCTGGGCAAGCAGTACCTCGGCCAGCGCGACCGTCCGGACGGAGACGAGAACAGCCGCTCGGCGGCGGAAGAGTACCTGCGGCGGCAGAAGGGCGACCCGCTGTGAGCATCGAAGCGCTGACGGACAAGCAGCGGGCGGCGTGGTGGGCGCTGGACAAGCACCGCATGGTCGTCTGCGAGGGCGCGGTCCGGAGCGGCAAGAGCGTCGGGGCCGACCACGCGTTCGTGGACTTCGCGATGCACGGTCCCCCGGGTAACCTGCTGCTGGCCGGCAAGACGCAGGACTCGGTGACGCGCAACATCATCTATCCGATGATGGACCTCTTCGGCGGAGCCGTCTGCCGCTACAACCGGGGCACGCGGGAGTTCTACATCGACAACCGCCGCGTCTACGTGGTCGGCGCGAACGACGAGCGGGCAGCCGAGAAGATACGCGGCATCACGCTCACCGGCGCATACGTCGACGAGGCGTCCACCATCCCGGAGTCCTTCTGGACGATGCTCCGCTCGCGGCTCTCAGCGGAGGGCGCGCGGATGCTCGCCACGACCAACCCGGACGCGCCGCTGCACTGGCTCAAGCGCGACTGGCTGGACCGGGCTGACGAGTTGGACCTGGCCCGCTTCTCCTTCCGCCTGGAGGACAACCCGTATCTCCCGGCCGACTACGTGGAGGGCATCCGGCGCGAGTTCGTAGGGCTGTGGTATCGGCGCTTCGTGCTCGGGGAGTGGGTCGCCGCCGAGGGTGCGGTCTACGACATGCTCGACCCGGACGTTCACGGCACCGACGAGCTGCCGCCCATCACGCGCTGGTGGCTGGCCGTGGACTACGGCACCGCCACGGTCACTCACGCGCTGCTGGCGGGGCTGGGGACGGACCAGCGCCTGTACGTGGCCCGGGAATGGCGCTGGGACGCTGGAGAGAAACGCAGGCAGCTCACCGACGCCGAGTACTCTGAGCGGCTGCGGGAGTGGGTGCGCAGCGGCGCGGACGGAGCCTACCGGCTCAACGCTAAGCCTGCTCCGGTGCCCGTGGACCGCGCGTTTGTGGACCCGTCCGCCGTGTCGTTTACCGAGCAGCTGCGCCGCGACCGCTGGGTGACGCCGCGCTCCGCCGACAACGCGGTGCTGGACGGCATCCGCTACACGGCCAGCCTCTTCACGGCGGACCGGCTCCGCATCCACCGCTCGTGCGAGCACCTGCTGCGTGAGCTGAGCGGCTACCTCTGGGATGCCAGGGCGCAGGCGCGGGGAGACGACGCGCCTATCAAGGCCGACGACCACGGCGCGGACGCGCTCCGCTATCTGGTGTTCACCACCCGCCGTTACACCCGCCGCTGGGTCGCGGCCGACAGAGACGAACAGGAGGCCGCAGCATGAGCCTGCCCACTGACGCCAACGCACTCTGGCCGCCGCACGGCGCGATGCCGGCCGACATCCATACCTGGCGGGCGTGGTACTCCGGGAGTCCGGCGCGGCTGGCCTCGGACGCATCCCCGCCGAGTGCCGGGCGCTCGCGCTTCCCGTTCTTCTGGCGGCGGCAGCGCGACCGCTCCCTGAGCGCACCGAGACAGGCTCCGCCCGTCCACGTACCGCTCGCGGCGGAGATTGCCCAGACCTCCGCCGACCTGCTCTTCGGCGAGATGCCGGACCTCGTGGTGAGCGACCCGGCTCAGCAGCGGCTCGACGAGCTGGCGGCGGAAACGGGGCTGGCCAACGTCTTGCTGGAGGCGGCGGAAGTCTGCGCCGCTATCGGCGGCGTCTTCCTGCGCGTGAGCTGGGACACGGAGGTGTCCGACGCGCCGTTCCTGACCACGGTGGCAGCCGACCACGCTGCTCCCGAGTTCCGCTACGGAAGGCTGCGGGCGGTGACGTTCTGGCGCGAGCTGGGCGCTAAGGGCAAGGGCGTCTGGCGGCACCTGGAGCGGTACGAGCCGGGCGTCATCCTGCACGGTCTGTACGTGGGCGACAAGACGCACGTAGGGACCCGTTGCGGTCTGGAGGAACACGAGGCGACGGCGGCGCTGGAGCCGGTCGTCTCGCTGCCGGAGGGCGTCCCGCCGCTGCTGGTCTGGTACGTGCCCAACATACGACCGCTCACCGACTCGCTGGGCTCACCCTACGGTCGCGCGGACGTGGCCGGGGCTGAGGACCTCCTGGACGCGCTGGACGAGGCATACAGCTCGTGGGCGCGGGACGTGCGGCTGGCCAAGACGCGCATTCTCGTTCCGCACGACGCATTGGAGACTATCCGTCCGGAGCGCGGCAGCGGGCGCTACTTCAACGCCGACGCCGAGGTGTTCACAGAGCTGGACGGCATGAGTCCGGGCGAGATGAGCATCGTCGTCCACCAGCCCGCTATCCGGGCGGAGGAACACGAGCAGACCGTCCTGCGGCTGATGGAGTCCGCCGTGTCTCGCGCGGGCTACTCGCCGCAGACGTTCGGCCTGCGTATCGAGGGCCGCGCGGACTCCGGTACGGCGCTCCGCCTGCGCGAGGGCAAGACGCTCCAGACCATCGAGCGCAAGCGGCGCTACTGGGCACCGGCGGTGAAGGACGCCTGCGCCGCTTTGCTCGCCGTGGACCGGGCGGTGCTCGGGCACCCGACCGTGGTCGAGACGCCGGTGCTGGCGTGGCCGGAGGCGCGGGAGACGCCGCAGGAGCAGGCGCAGACGCTGACCATGCTCCGTGCCGCAGACGCGGTGTCCGTCGAGACGGCGGTGCGTATGGCGCAGCCGGACCTCGACGACGAGAAGCTGGCCGAGGAAGTCGAGCGCATCCGGGAGGACTCCGGGCGCGTGGTGAGTGAGCCTGCGTTCTGATGCCCGCCGAGCAGGCAGCCGCCGGAGCCGGGGCGGAGTCCTCCGCTGGCTTCTCTACCTACCTCGGGATGGAGGGCGGTGTCCTGCTCGGCCTCTCCCGGGGCCTGGAGCTAGCGTTGCTGGCCAACCTCGCCAAGTACCTCAACCGCTGGCTAAACGCGACGGAGTTCGACGCCTCTCAGTTCGTGACCTCCACCGCTCTGCTCTACGCGGGGCGGCGGCTGGTCCGGCGCATCCACAGGAAGCGACAGCAGGCGGCGGCGCGGGCGGTCCTGACAGCTCACCTGCGGGGCCTCGCGGCAGCACGAACGGCGCTGGCCACCACCGTGACGTTACACGGCGGCATCGCGACCACGTTGGCCCGGGTGGACTCGGAGGCCGCTACCCGGGCGCTCGCCCGGGCGCTGTCGGGACGGCTCGCGGAGACGGACCTGCGCGTACTCCGGGCGGTGGACGACATCTACCGGCAGGCGGTAGGGCGGGCGACCATGCAGGGGCTGGCCGGCAGCTTCACGCGGCGGCAGGCGGCGCAGGCAGCGCTCGACGAGCTTGCCGGACGGGGCATCACTGGATTCGTGGACCGGACGAGCCGGGCGTGGAACCTCGCCAGCTACACCGAGATGGCGACCCGGACCGCCATCCACAACGCCGAGCGGCAGGGCGTCATGGACGGGGTGCGGGCATCGGGCCGTGACCTCGTGACGGTATCCGGCTCGCCGGGCTGCTGCCCGATGTGCGCCCCGTGGGAGGGCGAAGTGCTGTCGCTCGACGGGTTGACGCCGGGCTACCTGACGCTGGCGGACGCCGAGCGCGACGGACTCTTCCACCCGTCCTGCCGCCACGCCCTCGCGCCTTACGTGGAGGGCTTGACCCGGACGGACGGCATCCAGCAGGGCGACCCGGACCGCTACGCGGCGGAGCAGCAGCAACGGCACTTGGAGCGCGGCATCCGCTACTGGAAGACGCGGGAGGCCGTGGCCATGGACGAGGTGAGCGAGGCCAAGGCGCGGCGCAAGGTCCGGGAGTGGCAGGGGCGGCTACGCGGCCACGTGGCCGAGCACGACCTACCGCGCCTGCGCTACCGCGAGCAGATAGGCAAGGCAATCTGACGGACAGGAGACGGAAGACGTGGACAAGGAACAGCAGCAACAACAGGGCGGGCAGCAGCAAAACGAGCGCCGGGAAGAGGACCGGCAGCAGGGCACGGGCCGGGTGGAGTTCACGCCGGAGCAGCAGGCCGCCATCGATGAGCTGGTGGCGGAGCGCGTGCGCCGCGCGGAGCGGGCTGCGGCGCAGAGAGCCAAGGAAGAGGCGAATGAGGCCGCCAAGCGGGCGCAGATGGACGAGACGGAACGGTTGAAGGCAGAGAAGGAAGACGCCGTGAAGCAGGCCGCAGAGGCGCTGGCGCGGGCCGACCGTACGCTCGTTGCGGCCGAGGCGCGGGTGGCGGCGGCTGCGGCCGGGGCCAAGCCGGAGCGGCTGGACCGCGTGCTGCGCCTGCTGGACCTCGACGCCGTGACCGTGGAGGACGGCACCCCGGACGCGAAGGCCGTCGCATCGGCGGTGGCGGCGCTCAAGGACGATATCCCGGAGCTGTTCGGCGGCGCTCCGTCGAAGCGGTCCGGCGCGGACATGGAAGGCGGCGGCGACGGCAAGCGCGTCTGGACCCGGGCGCAGATAGCGGAGCTAGCCAAGAGGCCGAGCGAGTACGCCAAGCACGAGGAAGAGATTGACGCGGCGCTGCGCGAGGGTCGTATCCGCGAATGATGCCCGCGTTCTTCCGGCCGTTCCTCGCCTACCATTAGGGCACGTCCGACGGGACGCTAAACACGGAGCCTCACCTGTGAGGCGCGGAAGCTGCCCCTACCACGGGCCGCCGACGGGCGCTAAGCGGAGGACCCATCCACTCCGTACAGGGAGGCTCTACCGTGAGCGTTGCCGACTTCGTTCCTGAAATCTGGTCCGCCAAGTTGCTGCTCAACTTCGAGCGCAAGCTGGTCTACGCGGACCTCGCCAGCCGAGACTACGAGGGCGAAGTCTCGCAGGCAGGCGATACCGTCCACATCAACACCCTGGGCGACGTGTCTGTGGGCGCGTACTCCCCGGGGAGCACGACCGTCACCCCGGAGACGCTGGCAACGACCAAGCAGGCGCTCGTCATCGACCAGGCGCACTACTTCGCGTTCGAGGTCGACGACGTGGACAA